ATCTACACTTTGACTGAAAGATGTTAATATACTGCCACTCAAACTATATCTACTATCATAGGAAGATGTCAATTGAGATGAACCACTAATTGCACCATTTAAATTTGTCAAAAATGAGCCAGTTTCACTTTCAGTAATCCAACTTCCACTTACATTTTCAATTGCGTTTAGTCTATTTACCAAACTTGCCGTAGATTGTGATGCGGTATATGTGTTTAGGTTATCTATTGATGTTACTAAACTTGCAGTCGATTGCGATGCAGTAAATGTATTTAAATTTAAAATAGATGTTACTAAACTTGCAGTTGAAATACTTGCTGTGTATGAATTAAACGATGAAGTAGTTGTAAATGAGCCAGTTTCACTTTCAGTAATCCAACTTCCACTTATAGAATCAATTAAGTCAAATTTTTGAGTCCATATAAATGCATTATCATATAATTCTGTAATAGATGAAGTGGCTTTAGATGCCGAAAATTCTAATTCATTTAATCTATTTACTAAACTTGCAGTTGAAATACTTGCCGTGTATGAATTAAACGATGAAGTATTCAATTTACCATCCAAAGAATTACTTAATGCATTTGTTACTAAATCACTCGCAAATGTAGTATCCAATGAGGATGTTAATTGATTTATTGAAATTTTATATGTAGTGCTACCGGATATACCAACGACAAATGTAGTATCCATAGTAGCCGGACTAAGTGATGGTAATTCTGATATTTTTTTAGTTTGTCTTAATGCCATTTCTTATAAAATTAATTCTTCGTTATTTTCCGATGATAAAGCTATATCTCCTTCTGTTCCAATTGGTATATCTACCAATTTACCTATAACATAAATATCATTTATTGTTACAGAATCAAAATTTATATACAAATCATTTAATTTTACAACTACATTATTTCCGACTTCAGTAATCGTATAATCTCCAGGAATATGTAAACCATAAACTAAAACTTCAAAATTGTCAGATGATGCACCTTCCGTTCCGTAATCTAAACTGGTATTATAAATTGTAAGTGTATTTTCGGAATTACTAAATTCATCAATTTGTCTACTAACATATCTTGCACTATGTTCCAAAATTTCTTGATGAAAATTGGATATAGTAGATTTATTATTTACCAATTTTATTGGATTTGGATTAGAACGAGTATTTGAATTGAATTTATTTGTAGTTGGTGCTTCAATATTTTGTAAGCTTCCTGTTAAATCCAAATTGACAAGATTTTCCGGATTCACTTTTGCAGGAATCACTCTATTTAATTTTTTTGCATTTGAATTAAATTGTCTAAGCATAACTTTCTATATCTCCTTTAATTTCAATAAAATCCTTTTCATCCAAACTATATTGAAAATTATCTTTTATAAATTTTACCAGTAATCCAGTAGGTCCTTCTTCAATTATATAATCTCTGGCACTTATATTTTGAGTATTGATAAAAACTCTCAATCTATCTTGTTCAGTTCTGTATTCAATCTCTCTTAATACATCAACAAATCTCCAACCAGTTGCTTCAAAAATCCAATAAGTAGAATGGTTTAAATCTTTTGGAGTTAAGATTGCATTACCAGGTTTTCTAAACATCTTTTGAGTTATGTCTAATAAACTTCTTTTCATTATAAATCAATAAATTTACCTGTTATTGCAATTTCATCTCCAGAATCCACATTAAATCCTAATGCACCACTATTAAAATTAATTGTCAAAGATGATGTAGTTAAACTTATTGTAAAATGTGTATTGAAATAATATCTAACACCATTTATATAAACTTTAACATCATATGAGTCATCACCATCTTCCAATGCAGATGTTATAACTGATTGTAGTGATACTGGTGTTTTTATTAATTTAATACCACTAAAAGTTATTGTATTATTTGTTGTAGGATTTTGAGTTGCACTATTATTTAATGATAAGAAATCAATAAGGTCTTTGTTATCATAATATGGTGAAGGTGTTGTAAGAAATCCTTCCAATCTACCATTACCACTCGTCACATCTACTTCGGTTGTAACTACAAGTCTTTTAGTTGACATTGATTTTCTTGTAGTCAATTCTCCATCAAATTTTTCCGGCAATAAATATGCTTTAACATTTAGTGAAAATTCTACTCTATTAATTCTTTCCGTTCCTTCACCAACTTCGTTCACTACATTAAATTCACTAACGGATGTTCTAAATTTAAACTTTTCTTTATCTCCCCAATATGAAGATGCAAAATTAAGTTGTTCAATTACTTCATTTAATTGTTCTGTATAGGATGTCCAACACATACAATCGTAATTTACTTCAACATAATCCGGCATTGCTATTCTAAAAACTTCTTGTTTTGGTTTTGCACTTCCACCCAATGCGGTAAATCTATCGTAACGATTATCTTTTGACCATTTTGTAATTGCAGGATATGAAAGATGTCTATTTGGCATTTGCATAGTTTCATCCTTTGCAATTGATGTCCTACGAATCATTAAAATTGGTAATTGTATTTTACCTTTACTATCTCTAAAAATACCTTGTCTTCTTGCACCATTCCATCTTTCTGAATTACCATATATTACTGGTATTTTTATAGCAACACCATTTGCATCTTTTAGAGTTGGTAAAACCGTATCCTCTAAATAAGACATCATAGCATAATCTATATCAAAAAGTGTAATACTTTTTTTTAAATCACCGGTTGATGATTTTATTTGATTTGCTCTATTGACATCGGGTCTTAGTGGATTTACTGACATTTTTACTAATTTATTCGTTCTTCTATATTAAGATTTGATTTAGATACCATAAATGTAGAACATACAATACTCCAGTTTCTTCTATTATAGAATTCATCTGTTTCCGTTTCTCCACCAGGTAACCCACCTATAAGTTGTGTTTCGGTTGTATTATCTATTTCATAATACGCATCATTAAAATATATTACATCACCAATTTCAGGATATGCACTTCTTTCTCTACAATGTTCTCTATCAAAACGGAATTCTACATTTTGATTTGTATCAGGTCCAAATCCTTCATATGCTGCGGTTTCAGGTTCCTTATTTATTAAACAATATAGTGTAACTCCAGGATGCCATGTTTTATTCATTGCTTCACCGTATATATTCACACGTGTTTCGTTTATATTAACTTTGAATAAAACGCATGTATCTTCAATTACCTTTTCTACCAATTCTCTGGCAACATTTCTGAAAAAACTTATATCTCTTCCTACTAAAAACTTTGGCATATTATCCTACATATAATTTTAATGGAACTTTTCTTAACATTTCCTGTTGATGGTCTGCTTCATGTGCTTTATTTTCCATCACATTCTTTCTACTCATCTCTTCTAAATTTTCTCTCAATTGAGTTACCAATGCATCCTTCTCTACCTGTGCCTCTGCTCTCAATGCTGCACCATCCAATGATACTTCACCATCTGGAATTGGGATAGAATTATATTTTTCTCTAATAGCCCCTAACAATTCTTTTGCTAAAGCTAATGTATATTTTCTAATCCATTGTTTACCAACTTCATTTATTTTTGAATATTGAATAAAATTATATGGAATATCAGAATAATCAGAAAGAGAATCTGCTTGAATAGTTTGAGAATCATGTTCAAACTCATCTCTACTCATATACTCAAAGTATATTTTTTTAGGAGTATTTTTAGTTGGAACAGGAAATATTTCTATTTTATTATCTACAATATTAAATGAATGTGCAGATTTTCTAATATGGTCATTGAATTCAATTTGTTGCATTCTTAATACATCTTCATATAACGGCATCATTAAGAATTGTGCTGCTGGTGAATAGTTACCAAATCCTAATTCAGAAATCAAATTCAAAGTTCCTTGTGCACCAACTGAATATGGGTCAAAAAATCTTGTGATGGCAGGAACTGCTTCATGATAAACTCTAACTACATCTATTGTAGATGAACCACTAAACATAGTTGCAAAAGATGCTGATGATTCTACATCGATTGCTCCTGACATTATATTATATTTTTGAACCGATTCAGTCAATTCTAAATATGCTTTCTTAATTGTTGTATTACCACCAACACCTGCTAGAGTTCCATATTGTTGAGACATACGAACTGTTGTTGGTAAAAATGAACCATCTACAAGAGTTTGAGAATAATTTGTAACTTTTCCTTTAGGTTGTCCTCTTAAAATATCTAAATTGTTTCTAAGATTAAATTGATTAACTTGTGCAGAGTATTCGGAAACTGATTCTTCAAAACATGCCCAAATTTGTTGATTATCTAATTCAATATTAACAATTGGGTAACCTAATCTTTTTGCAACCCAAACTGCTGTTTTAGGTGCATCGGTTTTAAAATCGGAATCATTATCATATATTCCAAACGGAGTTGCTTCCATTGATGCGGAAGCGGATAAAAATGCGTTGTATGTTGAACCGGACCAATAAGTGTTTATAGACATTACTTAAAATTTATAGTTATACACCTATAAATATAAGAATAAAAAAAGAAGTGTTAAGCTATCTGTGTAATCGTTGTAATAACGGATGGTGTTCCTGGAATCGATGGTGTT